TTGTCAACAATTATTAATCAGAGTGGTGTCTGGAATAACTCTTACGATCGTCAAGAAATTATTTTGGATGGTAGTGCATCACCTATCATTCTGCAAATTAATACTGGTGATTGGGGTGAAGGTGGTTCGTTAAATAATGCATTCCACGTAAATTCTCTTACTATTGAGGGAAATGTAACTCTGGCTGGTAATGGTTATCTTACTGATGATGGTGGCCTCACCAATAATGGCTCTCTTACAATAACCAATCCTAATTTCACAGTTTATGGAACTGTATCTGGTAATGCCATTACTATATCTGAAGGGGGGGAACTAACTGCGGGCACAGTCACAGCGCAAGTTTCGTTTGGTGCTTCCCCTTTGATTGAAACTGAATTTAATACTTTAAAGGTAACAAATGATAGCCAGATATTAACATTAACTAATCTTTCTCCGCGAGATAGAATTATTTTTTCTGATGGAAATACAACATCTTTACATTTAAGTAGTGATGGAACTAAAATTTTAGATCAGGATGGGACAGTCAAAGCCAACGTAACATTGGCGACAGGTTATAAAGCTTCAGATTATCATTTCGACGGAAACACTTTAACCGTTACTTGCTTCCTTGCCGGCAGCATGATCCGCACTCCGGATGGTGATGGTGATGGTGATGGTGATGGTGATGGTGATGGTGATGGTGATGGTGATGGTGATGGTGATGGTGATGTTGCTGTTGAAGACATTCAGGTCGGGGACAATGTCATTACGTTTGACTGGCGGAACAACATGGATGTCGTCCATGAAGTGACGTGGGCAGGCAAAGCACATTGCAAGGTCCGTCCCCATCTTGCGGACGACGAAGCAGGTTGGCCAGTTCGCATATTGAAAGATGCGATTGCTGATGGTGTGCCCTACAAGGACATGTTGATCACTGCGGAGCACTGCCTGTTTTTCGAGAACCATTTCGTTCCCGTCCGCATGCTGGTGAATGGCCGTTCAATTTTCTACGACAAGTCGATTTTCTCTTATGATTATTATCACGTAGAAACGAAATCGCATTCTGTCATCACTGCCGACGGCATGCTCACCGAAAGCTATCTTGATACCGGCAATCGTCGGGCTTTCCAGCAAAATGGCAAGGTCGTCGCCTTTGCACCATCACGCGAACTGTCATGGGCGGATGATGCCGCAGCAGCATTGGGGATCAGCCGTGAGTTTGTGGAACCTCTGTTCCATCGGATTGATGCCCGTGCCGAGCAGGTCGGTATCGTGCGTCAGACGCACACTCCGGAACTGACCGATGATGCTGGCCTGCACGTAACAACCGACAGCGGCATGATCATCTATCCTGCTCGCATGGACAATGACCGTATTACATTCCTGATCCCGACAGGGGTGAAGAAGGTGCGCGTTGTCTCTCAGGCTAGCCGCCCCAGCGACACGATTGGTCCCTTCGTTGATGACCGTCGTCAGCTTGGCGTGCTTGTCGGCGAAATCACTCTTTTCGAAAGTAACCGCACCTCCAGCATCACAGCTCATATGACGCAGGACGATTTGTCTGGATGGCATGCCATAGAAACTTCTTCATGCCGCTGGACAGATGGTTCCGCCGAGTTGCCACTCGGCACGCGTCATCCAAACAGCGTTGCTCTGCTCGCCATTCAGATCAAGGCTGCTGGTCCTTATCTTGTTAATGCTCCGGCTGATACGAGTGTCGCTGCGATCGCCTGATCCGGAGACAAAAATTCATGCCAGCTTCTACCCTGATAATTTGGGGTAGAGGCATTCTATTCTGTCATGTCGCAAGACGAATAGGGCACGATTGCCTTCCCGCAGCCAGCCAGTTCCGGCTTTGTGGGAAGACAATGAAACGTTGATACTATCCCAATATCCTGACAGCGCGCTCAACAGCGCCATTGGTTTGTGATGCAGTCGCGTCAGCCATCGCTGCTCTTCTCTCAGGATGGAAACAGAACAGACCGTCCGCGTCACTATTATAGATGAAACAGAGGGGGCTTCCTGACATCGGTCTTCAGGATTTTGAATGAATTTCGATGAATCGCGAGGCGCGTTATATGATCTCTATTCGCTGGATTGCGAATGCGCAAAACCACAGCGTAAGATATTGATTTAAGTTGGAAGATGGTGCCGACACTCGGAAGATTTCACTCTGCTGTGACACTCATTTTTCTTTGTTTCCAATGACTTAACTTTACTTATTTTCACAAAAAAACACTTAATATTACTGCCTTCTACACCATTTTTACACCATGGAGTAACGCCATCTCAGGGGGTGTGAGATGGCATCAATAATGAAAAGAGGGCAGTCATGGCGAGCTATGATCGTCCGTAAAGGGCAGCGCGTCAACGCGACATTCGATACGCGAGCGGAAGCAGAGGAATGGGCACTCCAAGCAGAAGCAGCCATTCTCGCTGGCAGAAAAGCGGCTCCAGTTGTTCATCTTGGCGCGCATCAGACAGTGGCGGATATCATCAGGCGATATGTCATGGAGGTCACGCCGAATAAGGGTGGCCGGCGATGGGAGGAAATCCGCTGCGAAGCTCTGTGTAGACTGCCAACGTTCAATGTCCCACCGCAGTTATTCGGGCCTGTCGAACTGGCAGGGTGGAGAGACGAGCGGCTGCAATCTGTCTCTCCTTCTACTGTCAATCGCGATCTGAATTTCATCTCTGCGGTCATCAATCACGCAATCAAAGAGTGGAGGAGTCCATTCAGCGCGAATCCAGTTCACCTGATCCAGCGCCCGAAGAATCCACGCGCTCGCAAACGTCGGGTGTCGGCGGCCGAGCGCATTGCGATTGCAGAGGCGCTTGGTTGGGATCGTGTGTCTCGGCCAACCACAAAGAAAGCATGGACGGCAGTGGCGTTCTATCTCGCCCTTGAAACTGCCATGAGAAAGGGGGAGATATTGTCTTTGACGTGGGGCAATATCAACTTTGATAAGCGATTTGCCTATCTGCGTAAAACCAAGAACGGTGATGAGCGATATGTCCCGCTCTCATCCGATGCGCTCGCCCTGCTGCATATCATTGGAAGACAAAATGATGCTGATCCCGTCATCTGCGTGGAATCAGGGACACTCGATCAGTTTTTCCGTCGCGCCCGTGATGCTGCAGGTTTGCCGGATCTGCACTTTCATGATTCACGCCGAGAGGCGACGACCGCTTTTTCGAAGAAGTTGTCTAACGTTCTGGAGTTAGCGGCGGTAACCGGGCACCGCTCACTCAACGTTCTTAAAGATTATTACAGGCCGGATCCAAGCGATCTTGCTAAAAAACTCGGCTGATCCGTGGTCGTCCAGCCTTCATCTCCCTCTTCATCGGGGTGGCCGCCCAACTACGCACTGTCTCTGGGTTCCAGCGTGGTCGGCCTATCCCATTTACACGAGGCGGCAACCGATCTGGGTGTTGACTGGTGAGACGACGGATCGTGCTCTCCTGGTAGTTCAAGAACTTGGCCAATTCACGGGCAGTCCATAAAGCTTCACTCATCTCACGCCTCCCAGATCCTTCACTGCACAAACAACAGCTCGATCCGGTACGCCCATGTTCCATGCACCCAGATCAGCAGCGGCATTGCATTCCATGACGCTGATTTCTGCATCATCTCGCGATGCTCTGATGCAAATGACATCTCCAATCCGGATGCCGAATGTTGGGGGAGGGGTCATAGCGCGGCTCCTAGGTTGCGGATTTTATTTGCGGTCGTCCAGAGGATTTAATTGATTGCTCTTTCTGTATCTTTGTAACCTGCCGGCGTAATGACAGTATTGTCTTCACACTCTTTCGCGCACCGCTCACGCTCAGCTGCCAACATTTCGGATATCTGCTCAGGAGTGAGGCACGGGCCAACATATGCCCATCCCATCAGATCATACTCGTCTAAGGCGCTGTCCGCGCTTTCATGCTCGTATTCAACCCAGACTTGATGGACAGTTTTCCAGTAATATACCAGTTCGCTACCTATACCTTCTGGGTCAGTGTTGATGACATGCTTCCCATCACGATCAGGGAAAAGAGGCACATTGGGTCGCTCTGGATCAGGCCAGTTGCCCGTGTTTTGTGTGGTCATGTCCCATACTCCGGATATTCTGGATAAAGCGGCGCAAGGGATAGGGCTGCGGCTCGCCCCGCGTCTGTCAGGACAAAATATGTCTCACCGTCATTCCAACCTCTGCCAGTATCTCGCATGAATCCTGCCTGCATGAGATTGCAAAGTGTCTTGTCATCTTTGGATGTATAAAATCTCCCGTTATTCATTGTGTGCGTTAGTGTTGATTTCTGCTCTTCATCCAGCACAGAGACAGCTTCATCAACTACTGGCATCACAAAATCATCTTCAGGTGATCTGGTGACGCGGATACTGGCAAAGGTAATACTGTCACAATCTACATTAAGAAATTTTTGGTATCGTGCCTTCCCAGCTGTTGGGGCATAGATAATCTCTCCGCTGCTATAGCCTACGTCCATGATCTGCGTGCGCCATGCTTTGCGAATTCGGCCCGTGCTGTTGCGTTGGGTCATGCGGGGTCTCCTACGCGTGCGTTCATTGTGAAGCGTTATCTGCGAGTTCGTTCCAACCTTCGCGAGCTAATTTCTCGGTATCTTCGAGCGGCCCTTCTTCGCCACATTTCCAGCAGAAGCACTCGAAGCCGTCGTGACCGAAGAATTCACCCGGCCTTATGCCTATCTCTGCTCCTCCGCAGGTTGGACAGCTTTTCAGTTCCTCGCTCATGCCATCACCTCCAGATCACTCACCTCATGTTTAACGGCGTTGCAAACTGTAGGCAGCATTCTGCTGATTTCCATTTCCGCGCTCTCAGCGTGGCGGATATACATCTCCTCATCAGCATGATTCCCGCTTTTTCGAGCCATACGCTCGCAGTTGCGTAACCAGATTGAATTCTTCCGAAGCACGGAAACCCGCTGCTGAATGATGAAAGGAGATGCGTGGAATGCCGCTGGGATCAGGGCAAGCCGGGAGTGTTCGGACCTGAAGTCCGTTCCATTGCGCATGATGTTTTCTTTCAGTTTAAAGTAAAATCAGGGTTTATCTGATCCGGAGAAGATGATTTTCCGAGTTTTCCCGGTAATGCAGTCGCGACCGTGGCGTTTTTCTTTCTGACAGTCGTCGAATATTACTTTCCAGCCATTGTTATCTGTCGCTGTGACGCGATAAACGCCGCCGCCTGCAGGCTCTACAACAACTGACCATTCTGGACTTGATTGCGACATTTATTCCTCCCAGACTGTTTTTTCGATCTGAAAGCGTCCATAGACCCCTCCATTTTCAGGACGAAAGCGACCAACTCCAATCATCATCCCGGCTTCTTCCAGATATTCCTCGAAGATATTTTGTCCGACATCTTCCTGAAAGATATGGAATGTTACGGTTCCACCCCAGTTATCAATGCGGGGAAATGTTCGTATTACACGACTTCCTTTTCCAGTAGGATCTCCAGTTGAGGAAACAAGAAATTTTTCCGGAACCAGATCATCAGAAGTCATATCCAGAATGAGAGGCGTATCAATCAGAACGCCTGCAGTAACAATACTGGAGAAAGTCTTATTCCCTTTCCCTGAAACCTTGCGAATAGTAAGCTTTGCTGATGCTGAAAGTGCTTTTTTAAACGCCATGAACGGAATGAAAACACGGCCATCCTTGTTGATGTGCGCTTTTTCCTTCCACGTCATTTCATCCCATTCAGCGTGAGAGTATTTTTTCGGCTTGTCCGGAATGACCTTTGATGGAGAATAGGGAGCAACTCCCTTGATTGTAACATGGCATTTTCTCGTTATCATGCGGTCTGTTCCTGTTGCCACCCAGAGTTGATCTCTGGATGGCTCCGTTGTGATGTGTGGTGTTGTGTCGTGCGGTGATGCGACGTATCGTGTTGCGCAGTGTCGTGTCGTGGATCGATACACACCGATCCGAGGAGCAGGGCCGAAGCTCTGTTCCCCATACCGTTGTGTTGTGCTGCGACGCGTTGTGCGGTGGCGTGTAGTGACGTGCTGTGAAGTGCAGTGCCGTGGTGTCGTATGGATCGATACACACCGATCCGAGGAGCAGGGCCGAAGCCCTGTTCCCCATACCGTTGTGATGTGCCGTGTCGTGTAGTGACGTGTAGCGATGCGACGTAGCGCGCTGGAGCCAGAATAGCTCCTTCCTGCACGCATATGAATACGTGCAGGAAGCAAACATCCTGTAGCTGATCTCATTGGAACACCTTAGGGTCGCTGTTCCCGATCACGCGTGAATCGCCAGTCTGTTTCCGTGAAGCCGCATGAATGGCGGCAATCACACCGCGCTGCGCATCATGTTCAAGCGCCTGATCACGGTTTAATTCTGAGCGGTTGGCCGTGTCCATGATACAACCAGCTTTTTTGGTTGTTCTCCTGATATGCTCTATGGATTTCTTACCTGCCTTTACAAGATCGCAGGATGCAGATCTCTGATATCCAACGTTTCTGATATTTTCGAAGTGGATATTGTGCTTGAGCAGCATCTGACGCACCGCCCATTTCAACATCCAGTTGCTACTGGAAACGGGAGAGTTCGTGAGATGGCGTAACTGCTCATATGTCACAATTTCTTCCGGCTTTGCCTCAATAAGTGCCAGAAGGAATATTTCCTTTGTGTAATTGATCTCTCCGCTTTTGACGGAGGATGTTTCCTTTACTGGCAAGGACATTACAAACCTCCCGCCAAAACGATCAGGACTGACCAGGCGAGGAAGCAAACCGCTGTCCAGAGCATGATCAGGTTTGAGGCCGTGAAGATGAATGTTGTCATGCGCCAGCTCCGGAAGATATGCGCAGCGCTACCATCTCAGATAAAATGGAGCGGAGAAGCATATTCGCCTCATATTCACGCTCCCTGCGGTTCAGCATGGGGCTGATCGCTCTGATGCGACGGGAAATCTCACGATGAACAGGCTTCACCAGTTCATCCGCACTCCAGAAAGTGACGTTCAGGCTTGTCACACTTCGCGCTGTGGCAAGGCATGCCCGGGCTGATCGCAGAACGATCTCAGAGCAGTCCGTGCCCTCTGGAGCATCACGCCGTGCGTGCTCAAGCCATACTGCCGCCATTTCCAATGTTGCGTTCGAAATGCCACTGTTCTGAAGAGCGGCGGTCAGGTCTATTTCCTCTCGGAATTTATGAGAGAACTCACCTGCGTATTCAGCCCTGCTGTCTGTTGTCGTCTCGCTCACCCATACCTCCTGTCGGTGGTGATGGGGCTGTTTGTAAGTTATGCTTACATTTCGGTCAAGTTAAATGTAAGCGTAGCTTGATTTTGGTTTGATTAGATCAATTTTGATTTTACGCTCTGAGTTTTTATAAATTTTATCAGAGGTAGCCCTGCTGTCTAAGGAAAATAGGCTCGTGTGTGGGGTGTCTCTATTTTTATAGATTAATTTGGAGTTCTATATGACCATTATCTACGAGAGTCGGAATATACAGATAGATAGCAAAATTGCTAAGATAAATAGTATTTCCATTCCAATAAGAAATATAGGAAGTGTGCATATCAAAACTAATGGTGGTTTTGGTAGATTTTTATGTACAATTCTTTTGGTGTTCTTTGCATTTGTAGCAATAGTAGCATTTGCTGGAAGCTTTATGCCGCAACATGGGCAAGGATTTGACATGACAATGATGACTGTTGCTCTTGTAACATCAGCTGTATGTCTTATTTTATTTTATGGATCAAGGATGAGGTCATACTCTTTAGTTATAAGGACATCGAGTTCAGACCAGAGCGTATTGGACAGTGAGGATATCGAATCTTTAAATAAGATTAAAGTTGCTATAGAAAAAGCAATATCTAATGGATGAAGATTTTTATAATTTCCTCGAAAACCATACTACGCGACCAAAAATTTTACATTGATCTGAAATAATTTCATAATCAGAGAACCGTTTGTTCTCTGATTTTACTCTTATTTTCGGTATATCACTTCCATGGACTCGCTCAATCCATTTACAAACTATTCCATCTCCATCGAATAATACAAATATTCCAGGTTCTATGCAGTTGTTTTTTCGCTTATCAATAATTACCGTATCTCCATTTTGTAGAATTGGCTCCATAGATTGCCCTTCAACTTGGACTATCATCAGGTCTGATGGAGATGCTCTTAGTTCATTCTTTATAAATGTTTCCTCAAAGTATTTTTGTTCTTTCACATAATCATCTAATATTATGCCATATCCTCCCATTCCGGCCTTAGTTGAAAGAAATTCTATAGGGGCGTATCCAGGCGGCCCGTCTATGAACTTATCTGGGGCATGGTCGGTGTTAGATAAGCTATCCTGAAGCTGCCCCCTTTGACGCAGATACTCTCTGACTTTGTCTTGTCGTTCGGACTTTGGTCGAGTTGTTCCCGCTATCCACTGGCTGATAGCTTGGCTAGAGACGCCAAATTTCTCAGCTAATTCAGCATTGGTGATGCTGAATTGAGACATGGCAAGGCGGAGTTCATCTGCAAAAGACATACCTGCAATCTACTTCAGATGTCTCCTTACATCGACGTAAGTGTTTCTTGACATGTTCATGTAAGTATGGCTTACATTTTGCATGAGAAATATCCAGACTGATAGCGCGATAAGGGCTGCTGGTGGCACATCGGCGCTTGCAAAGAAAATAGGGGTTACTCCTCAAGCTATTAGTCAGTGGGGAGTCATACCTCACGCAAGGGTTGCTCAAGTATCTTTGGCTACAGGCATCCCGCGCGAAGAACTTCGCCCCGATCTTTTCCGCATTCCAGAATCTCAGGAATCCCCAAAATGAGCGACACATCCTCACTCCCTCTGGCTGCGGTGATGCGCGCGCATTTTCCGTCGGTCTCCCATGAGACATTCCGCACGCTGAATGGCGAGCGGTGTATCCGCGTCAATGACCATGTGGCAGCGGATGGCTGGGCACCTGTCAGTCCTGGTGACGTGATCAGCATTCTGTCGAAGGATGGTGGTCTGGTTGCGACATTCAGGGCGAGGGGTGGTCTCCATTCTCCGGACGCTACGCCGGAGAAGCCTGCCTGTCAGCCGGATGCGGTCCGGCGGTCGATACGGCGATTTGCGGACGGAATCCGGCATCCGCCTCGCATGGTCAATGAGACCCGTATGGTGGGATTGGCCGGAGCGGTCGCGCATACGAGGCGCGACAAAGAGGATGATGATTGCTGGCAGGTTTGCTGGCGTTATCGCAGATGGCGGGACTTCGTGGCGCATGTGCTTGTTGCGGGCTGGCCGCGTCTTTATCGGGAGGACGCCCGATGATGAAACTTGGCGCAAATCCACTTCAGTATGGTGTTTCGATGCCGATGGAAGTTGCGGTTGCCCTTACGAAAAAAGGTGCAAAAACCGCGATTGTCCGTCGTTGTGGCGTGCCGATGTCAACGATTCAGAACTGGGGCAATATCCCGCTGAAATATGTCGATGTTGTTTCGGATATTACGGGTCTTACAAAAGAACAGATCCGGCCGGATCGTTTTGTGGAGAAGGAAGTTCTTCCAAAACGTGACTGCCTGCGGTGCCGCGTCCGGTTTGTTCCTGAAACCCGACTGTTTTTCATGTGCAAAACGTGCCGTTTACATGCGAGGGCTTGCGGATGAGTGAGCATATCGTTGCTGCGATCAAGACAGCGACAAAGCAGGCAATCGAGCTGAACGGAAAACTCGATGCTGCTGCAACCATTGTTCGTGTTGGTCGGTCGCAACTGTCGGATTACAGCAGTCGGAACAGTCAGCAGGTTGTGCCGGTCGATGTGGCCATTGCGCTCGATGCCGGTGCAGAACAGCCACTGATCCTGTCTGCCATGGCTATGGCGGAGGGATTCATGCTGGTTCCTGTTCATGCAGGCGCTGGAGATATCGCGGAAAATGCAGAACAGATCGCCCGTCGTGCGACAGAAGTGATGGCTGCGACAATGCGTGCGCTGGCGGATGATGGTCTTGTCGATGCACAAGAGGCACGGGACATCCGGAAGGAGCTGCATGCGCTGCGCCATCTGACAGAAGTCGGCCTTCAGCGGACGGATGCCATCATCCGTGCCGAAACGCCCGGACTTGTCGCAGTCAAGCAGGAAGGCGCGGCCTGATGGCGCGTGAAGCCCTGAACTGGACGGTGCTTGATCCTTCCTTGCGTCATATGGCGATTATCGGTCTCAGCATCCGCCAGCAGGCGCGTCGTCTGGGCATTTCAGAAAGAGCCATTGTCCAGCGTCGTTCGGTGATCGGCCTGCGTCGCCGGGATCTGGAAAAACGTGAACGCAGGGAGAAAACCTGTGCGTGAAGATTACATTTCAGGAAAAGAATTCTACGGAAAACTGAATAGTTCTATCCGTAATGCCGGAAGTGCCGCTGCATTTGCGCGTGAGAACAGTCTGAATGTCAGACATGTTTATGACGCCCAGAACGGCGAAGTTCCGCATGAAACTGTTGTGCGTGCCGTTGGCCTTGTCCAGGTTGAACGCTTCCCGGTTGTTTCAGCACGTAATGAGCTTGTCTCTCGGAAAGACGTTTACAAAAAACTGAATAGTTTTGTGCGTGGATGCGGAACGCAACGTGCCGCTGCCGTTCATTTCGGTCTGACTGAGGGTGCGCTGGGTAATATCTGCAACGCCCGACGTGGATTGATGCCCGTTCTGGCAAAGCTGGGTTTCGGTCTGCCGGTTACTATGTTTCTGGCACTGCCGCGCACGGAAAAAGGGTGCACCGATCATGGCTGATGGCAATTTCTTTACGAACGTGATGCGTCAGCCGCCTGCATCAGTTGAAGCAGAGCAGGCAATGCTGGGTGCGCTCCTGGTGAATAACAAGGCGTGGCCGATGATAGAAGATATTGTCGAGCCAATCCATTTTTCGATGCCAGTTTATGGCCGTGTGTTCGAGATCTGTCAGAAGCTGATCAATTCAGGGAGAGAGGCCAGCCCGGTGACAGTGAAGCCTCATCTGGAAGGGGATGACACGCTGGGGCGGAACAAGGCGGGCGAGGTTCTGGCCCAGCTGCTCAAGGCGATGGTCGGAATCATGAATGCTCGTGATTATGCCGTTGTTATTCGCGATGCATGGCTCCGGCGCCGACTTTATCAGGCCTGTATCGAGACCATGGATATGTGCTGCAGCCCGGGCGATGCGAGTGCCAATGATGTTGTCGATGGCATGGAAAGCAGTCTTCTGACGCTGGCGCGGGGAATGATGGAAGAAACAGCAACAACCCGTCTGGATCGTGCGATTGGTGGAGCTTACGACAATGCCCAGCAGGCGCTGGAGCGCGGGTCTGGTCTGGCGGGTATCTCGTGGGGATATCGTGCGCTCGATCGTATGACGGGCGGTCTTCTTCCAACGGCCATTTATGTTCTTGGCGCACGTCCGGCGATGGGCAAGACGTCGCTCGGGTTTGGCATTTCCGTGCGCGCGGCGGCTGCCGGTTCCAGTGTCCTGTTCTGGTCTGGTGAGATGACGCCTCCTCAGCTGGGCGCTCGTGCCGGTGCCGCCTGGGCTCATATCTCTACACAATCGGTTTTCACGGCGCGGCGTTATGACGTGCCGGAGGATATCGAAACAGGTGAGCGGGAGCCTTTAGCAGATTGGCAGTGGCGGGCATTGAAAGAAGGCGAGGCGGAAGCCGCTTCTCTCGATCTTGAAATTGACAGCCAGCCTTCCATCACAGTGGCGCGTCTGAGATCGCGTGCGCGACGCATGAAGCGCAGTCGCAAAGGTCTTGATCTCATCGTGGTCGATTATATCACGCTGATGTCGTCAGGATCTGCGCAGGCGGACATGAAGCCTTACGAGCGGGTCACGCTGATTTCGCGTCAGCTGAAAATGCTGGCAACGGAACTGGAGGTGCCGATCATTGTTCTGGCGCAGCTGAACCGGGAAAATGAGAAACGCGAAGACAAGCGCCCGCAACTGGCTGATCTGCGTGATTCAGGCGCGATCGAACAGGATGCGGACATGGTCATGTTTCTGCATCGTGAGCATTACTACCTGAAAAAGAACGCTGACGCCGGTCTGTCGCAGAAAGAGCGTGAAAGCGGTGAGGACTATGCCAATCGGTGCAGTGCGCTGATGCAGCGTGTCGCGGCGTCCGAGGGCAAGGCAGAGGTGCTGATTGCCAAGAACCGGCAGGGACCAACGGGCACGTGCCATCTGAAATTCACGGATCAGACGACATGGTTCCGGGATGTGCATGAGGATGACCGGAGTCCGGCATGGATGGTGTCGGAAGCAAAGGGTGACGTGCTGTGAACCGGGTGAGGCAGCGGACAGGGCGACATGCGCGGGCTGTCATGTCCGATCATCGCTGGCTGCTGCTGCCTCTGGCGGCGCGTGCTGCCTGGCTGCATCTGACGGATATTGGCGATGTGATGCCGGAGTTACGGCAGCCACGCGCTGGTCAGTCTGTCAGCGTGAATGAAATCAGCCGTCTTCTGGCGGCATCCCCTGAAGAAATGAGTGCCGTGCTGGGTCATCTGGCCGAGCGGCAGATTGTGGAACCTGTCGGCACTGGCTGGCGTTTGAAGGCGTATTGAGATGGCCCGGAAATCTATTGAGAAGATGATTGTCGAGGGGATGGACGATATCCGCCTCCAGTCGCTCGGTGTGGCTGCCATTGGTGTCTGGGTGATGCTGATGAAGCTTGTGCGTGATCTGGGTGTGGATGGGCGTCTGACGTTTGGCATGGGTCGTGCACCACATCTGGCCGACATTGCGCGGCTTCGGTTTGACATGACGGAAACCGAACTCAAAACCCATTTGGAAACCCAAAGTAAAACCGAACTGATCCTGTGGCATGCAGAGACCGGGACACTGGGATATCCGATGGAAACCCATCTCGACCGGCGGACGATTGCGAACCGGGAAAACGGGAAAAAGGGTGGTCGTCCGCGTAAAAATACCCTGACAGAGAAGAATGATCCAAGGCAGAGGCATGTGCCGCCCATGGCGATTGCGGGAGGGAAAGCGATGACGGACAACAAAACCCAAACCGGAAACGGGTTTTCTCCAGCTATAGCTAAAGCTGATATAAACTTATCAATAGCTAAAGCTAAGCAGGAACCGAATGCATCGGAAGTTGATGCGTTGTTCAATGTTCTCGGACCTGCCGCGTTTGAGGCTGCGGAGTTTGATCCGGCCCGGAACATGTCGGGGTGGGGTATTGCGCGGCAATGGGCTGCGGATGGTCTGGCAAAAGGGCTGTCCAGTGAAGCAGTTGTCGATCTTGTAACGTCTGAGATCGCCCGCGTTCTGGAAGCGTGCAAGAAGCGCGGAAAGCTGCCAACACATCTGGGCTATTTCAAAAACCCTATTGCCGCAGTCATTGCTGTGGCCGAACCGGCGCGGTCAGTTGCGGATCACGTGATCGATGCAGCGTTTCAGGATGCGATGAACGCATGGATGCGCAAGGGTGATCTCAATGCTCCGCAGCCAAAGCGTGAGGAGATTGCAGCAAGGATTGCGGCATGAGTGCGCTGCATGAGGCTGCGGAGTATGTCGATCTGTCCGGTCTGTCGGCTCCACGTCGGCGTCCGACTGAGTTTGATCCGGAGCGTTCTGTCGCTGATCAGGTTGGGGAATGGCTGGATGAGGCAGGGCTGACGCTGGCCACGCTGCGGATGAAGAACCTGCGTCCGTCAGGTGTTCGGATAAACTGGCCTGACATCGTGATGGATCGCGATGACCTTGCCTGGGCGCGGATGAGTGATGAGCTTCTGCCACCACCGACGGCTGATGCGATTGTCCGTATGGATCGGGCGCTGTGCTGGGTGATGCTGCTGGATGACAGGACGCAGAAGATCGTGGTGAACAAACGTCTCATAGTTCATCCTGTTTCCGGGAAGTTCCTTTGGGAATGGAGGAAGTTGGGGAAGCTTCTTGGAATGCACCACAGGACTGCTCAGGTGTGTCATAGGACGGCTTGCGAGGTGATTGGAAAAAAAATTAGCCTGAAGTGATTTTTTTCTATCCAGAATATCCAATTTGCACTATTGGCGAATATAAGATTTGGAGGTCGTGTTGCCGTAACGGTGACGCGGCCTTTTTTTATGGCTGTGAGGGATTGCGCAATGCCGGTGAAACCTCCTGTCTTCGCTCCATCATGGAGAAAATCACAAGACCAGAGGCGCAAGGATTATGATCTGAAGCGCGGATCAGCGCGGAAGAGAGGATATGATGCGGCATGGGAAGAGGTTCGCCGCAGGCATCTCGCCCAGTTCCCGCGGTGCTGTGTTCCGGGATGCAGGACGCCTCACCATCGGCTGAATGTCGATCACATTGAAAGCGTCCGCGAAGCTCCGCATCGGCGGCTTGATCCGGGCAATCTGCGGACGCTCTGCCAGTCATGTCACTCATCCCGGACCAGCCGGGACCATTCATGGAATGTGAAATAAGTAAAAAAACGGCAGAAAACTGTCGTTTTTCTATGAAAAATCGGATCATTTTGAGTGGTTTTGACCTCAGCTGGTGCCTGACACGCGGCGGATGAGGTGATGGGAACGTGTAAAAATATGTAGAAAAATGGCGGATTTCTGCCGTTTTTTGACGTTTTCGTCCTGTCAGGGGTGGGGGTGGCTCGAATCTCTGAGGGGGCTACTTCCTGGACCGCGCCTTGGTCAAATTTTCATACCCGCGAAATTGAAGGAAAAAGTCACCAGGAGAGATGATGTCTCCTGAGGATGTGCTTGAAGGAGCAACAGAAAATGAAAGGTCGGAAGCCGAAACCTCCACGGTTGCAAATTGTCGGCGGCAATGCCGGCAAGCGGGCGATCAGGGAGGACGAAGTTCGAATTCCTTCTGAATATGCTCCGGCACCGGAATACATGGATGCCTACGCCAGAGAAGCGTGGGAAAAGCTGGTTCCGGTTCTGGTGAAGAATGGGCTGTTTACAGTTCTCGATCACCACGCCCTGGAGCAATACTGCCAGACATATGGACGCTGGCGGCGTGCGGAAGAGATCCTGGCGGAAGAGGGATCGGATACTTACGAGACACACGGGAAGCAGGGCACGATGAAACGCGCCTTGCCAGAGGTGGCAATCATTGCCGAGAGCATCCGGCTGATGCGTTCGGTAGGGTCTGAATTCGGACTGTCTCCCGTTGCCCGTCTACGGCTTGGCGATGTCGGGCAGGGCGACATGTTCAATGTTTTCCGTAATTTGGAAAATCAGGGATAGTGAAGCAGAGTGGCAAAGTATCCATATCTCGCACGTGCTCAGCGCTACATTAGAGACGTTCTGTCTGGACGGATCATGGCCTGCCAGTGGGTCGTTGCAGCCTGTATCCGGCAAAAGCAGGATCTAGAGCGGAGTAAGGATCGCGACTTTCCCTACCGCTTTGACAAAGTTGCTGCTGGGCGGGTTTGTGCGTTTCTGGAGTTGATGCCCCATATCAAGGGTCCGAAGGCGCGGAACGGCGAGCTGATCGAGCTGGAAGACTGGCAGTGTTTCATTCTCACGACATCTTTTGGCTGGGTGCATAAAAAGACGGGTTTTCGTCGGTTCCGGCGCGTGTATATCGAGGTTCCGCGTGGCAATGCGAAAAGCACACTGTCTTCTGGCGTGGCGCTTTATATGCTGACCGCTGATGGAGAAGCTGGGCCTGAGGTTTATTCAGCAGCCACAACCCGCGATCAGGCACGCATTGTTTTTGGCGATGCCCGGAAAATGGTGCGCAAACGCCGGGACATGATTCAGCACTACGCGTTGGATAATCAGACTCGATATATTCTGTGTGGAGCGAATGATGGTGAGTTCAGGCCGCTTTCCCGCGATGGAGAAACGCAGGACGGCCTTAATATTCATTTTGCCTGCCTTGATGAGTTGCATGCGCATAAAACGCGTGAGGTATTCGAGGTAGTTGAAACAGGCGCTGGCAAGCGTGATCAGTCTCTGATCTGGGCAATCACGACGGCTGGCTTCAACAGGTCAGGTATTTGCTATGAGACGAGATCCTATGTTTTGCAGGTTCTTCGAAAATCGCTGACGGAATGGCCTGAAAATCCCTATCAGCTGAAAGGCGATGTTGCCGATGATGAACAGCAGTTCGGGATTATCTACACACTGGATGATGATGATGACTGGACAGACTCATCGGTCTGGCGAAAAGCCAATCCGAACTGGGGTATTTCAGTTATGCCGGATTATGTCGGCGGTCTTGCGCATAAGGCGATGCAGTTGGCCAGTGCTCAGAACGGATTCAAGACAAAGCATCTGAATCTCTGGGTCAATGCGGATCAGGCCTGGATGGATATGCGGGCATGGGATGCGTGTGCAGATTACACGCTTTCAGAAGCTGATTTCGAGGGAGATGAATGTGCAGGTTCGCTTGATCTTGCCAGCAAGGTCGATCTCGCTGCAAAAATCCGTCTGTTTGAGCGTGATCATGATGGGATCACTCATTATTATGTGCTCCCTGTTTTTTATCTGCCACAGAAGCAGGTGGATGAATCTGGTAATGCGCAATATGCAGGCTGGGTTGCAGATAACTGGATCAAAGCGACGCAAGGCGATGTCATTGATTTTGAGAAGATCGAGGAAGATCTTCAGGAAGACAATGAACTCTTTGCGCTGCGTTACATGGCTTATGACCCATGGCAGGCGACCCAGCTGGCGCAGCGCATGATGGCTCAGGGACTGCCGATGATGGAATATCGTCAGACAGTCGCCAATTTTTCAGAGCCAATGAAAGAACTGGAAGCTTTGGTGCTATCCGGCCGGTTGCATCATAACGGCTGCCCGGTGCTGAGCTGGTGTATTTCCAACGTTGTTTGTCATACGGACGCAAAAGACAACATTTATCCCCGCAAGGAACGGTCGGAAAACAAGATTGACGGCGCTGTGGCCCTGATCATGGCCTTAGGTCGTGCTCTCAATCAGGAGAGTGAAGATCTGCCTTACGAAGGAATGTAAATATCATGGGATTTCTGGATTATCTGCGTGGTGGCCGTCATGTGGCGCCGTCCACGCGCCAGGAGCCCATTCTTGGTGCAGCATCCGGTCCTTCACCTTCTGATGCCTTCCAGGCAGGAGGGGCGTGGACCAGTCTCAGTATTGGCGGAATTTCTAAATCCGGCGTGGCAGTGAATGAACGGACGACATTGTCATTGCCGGCTGTCATGCAGGCCCTTCGTATTCTTTCAGGCGTTTTTGCGATGGTGCCCATGCATTACTGCCGTCAGGATGGCACGGGAAAGCATCGTCTGGTTGATGACCCGCTTTACCGGCTCATGAATGGGCGCCCGAATGAAGCGCAAAGTCGTTTTCTGTTTCGTGAGATTCTGTTCAGCGACATTCTGATGGCCGGGAATTTTTACGCGTATGTCTCGCGTGACGCTTTCATGAGGCCAGTTGCGCTGACGCGTCTTGATCCGCTTGGTGTGCAGCCTCAACAGTCATTTTCCCGCGCATCCGGGCAGAATATGTTTTACGACGCGACCCTGCCGGATGGCACGTCAGGGCGATTTCCATCCCGCGATATATGGCATGTTGCCGGGATGGGGCGGAGCGGCCTTACAGGGCTTAATCCGATCGCCTACATGAGAGAGGCTTTTGGGGAAGTCATTGCGACGGCTTCGTATGTGCAGAATTACTGGCGCAATAATGGCCAGCCGCCTGTCATTCTGACGTCAGATCAGAAGATAGCCCCGGAACTCCGAAGGCAAATCAAGGATGACTGGAAATCAACCTACAGTGGTGTCGAGAATGCCGGTGAAGTTGCGGTGCTTGGAGGCGGTCTGGAGGCGAAATATCTGACGTCCAGCAACAGGGATGGGCAGCTGGTGGAAACGCGCACCATGCAGGTGCTTGATATTGCGCGTGCCTGGGGCGTTCCTCCGCATCTGATTTTCGAGCTGTCCAAGGCAACTTTCGGGAATATCGAACAGCAGTCGCTGGAGTTTGTCATCTACCATCTGGGTCCGCACTTTGCGCGGGTTGCGGATGCTGCTGAGCACGCATTTGCCGCCACGGGATGCATCTTCATCCATGATCCATCAGACCTGCTCAAGGGCGGCTTTCTTGATCGGGCGCAAGGCGTTTCAGCATTGCGCAATGCGGGTGTGATGACGACGAATGAGGCCCGCAACAATTTCGATCTCAATCCCATAGGCGGATCTATAGGCGATGAGTTGTGGCGGCCGATGAATACCGGTCTGGCAGGGCAGACACCGGAACCTCCATCAGGAAACTGACATATGACACGATTATATGCGCTGGAAGCGATCAGGGCTGCGCCCTGGGCGATCCAGCCTGAATGGCTGGCTGCGATAGAGGCAGTGGCAGAACGCATGATGCTGTCCCCTGATCTGGAGAAGCTGAGGGAAGCCGATAATTCAGCCCGCTATCAGGGGATGATGGCGGCATTGGCGGGTAGTGGAACGCGTCTTGAGGGAGCAAAAACAGCTACCCTGAGCAATGGCGTAGCGATGATTCCCGTGATGGGTCCGATCATGCCTTATGCTAATATGATGGCGGATATCTGCGGATATACGACGTTGGAAACGCTGGCTTCCGACTTGCGTGTTGCATCAGGTAATTCCAATGTCAGGCAGATCTTGCTGGTCATGGACAGTCCTGGCGGTGCGACTGTCCAGTTGAGTGATGCTGCGGGGCAGATCGCCTCCATGGATAAGCCTGTAACAGTCTTCGTGACCGGTACTGCGGCATCGGCTGCTTACTGGCTTGCAAGTCAGGCTGATGAAATCGTTATGGACAGTCTGGCGCTTGCCGGATCCATCGGGATTGTCTGTTCGACTTCGACGCAGGTTGGTCCGGATAGCAATGGCCGGAAAGGCGTTGACATCGTCAGTTCAAATGCGCCGAACAAGCGGCTTGATCCGTCAACGGATGACGGTCAGGCGCAAATTCGCTCTGTCCTGGACGATATGGAGGCCATTTTCATGGCTGATGTTGCACGCGGACGGAAAACGACGGTTGCGAACGTCCAGCAGAATTTCGGTCAGGGTGGCATGAAATCGGCAAAAAGCGCCGTTTCAGCTGGTATGGCCGATCGCATCGATACGCTCAGCCACACATTGGCGCGTCTCGGAAGCATGAATTCCTTAAAACCTTCGGTGAAAACAGCCTCTAAACGCAATTCTGCACTCGCAGAGGATCTTGAGGCGCGCCGGAAACGATCAGAAGGACAATAAAATGGACCGTATCACGGCTTTACGCGCTCGGCAGGCAGAAGTGATTTCCAATATGGAAGCGATTCTTAGCGCAGCTGGCGAGCAGGAGCTTACTGCAGAGCAGCAGAGTCAGTATGACGCCTTTCGGGCGGAAGATGACCGTTTGACTGCCAATGTTGAGCGCGAAGTGGATATGGAGCGTCGGCGAGCTGCTGCCGCACGTCCGGTAGCGCCACTGCCTGGCAATTCTCCGGCCAGTTCAACGAGAAGTCCGGCTATGGCTTCTGAAAAACTGGATCCAGGCGTTAAATTCTCACGTTTTGTGCGAGCTGTGGCCGCGACCAAAGGTCATGGCGGTATGCGAGCTGTCGCGGATTATGCTGAAAAGACCTGGGGGAGTTCATTTGCTCTTCAGGCTGCAGACAATATGCAGGAATCTGTCGATGTGCAGGGAGGTTTTCTCGTCAATGAAGATTACAGCACAGATCTGATCGATGCATTGCGTCCAGCTGTCGCTGTCCGTCGGATGGGTGCTGTTTCCATGCCGATGCCAAATGGAAACATGACGCATCGTAAAAAGACGGCGACAACAAGCGCTCAGTGGGTTGGTGAGCGTGCTCCTATCATGCCTTCAGCTCCTTCTGTTGGTGTTCTGAAGCTGTCAGCCAAGAAGCTTGCAGCTTTGGTTCCCATTACCAATGATCTGCTGCGTTTCAATTCGATCCGGTCTGATGCCCTCGTGCGTGATGATGTCGTGCGTGAAGTTGGCATTGCTGAAGACCAGACATTTATCCGGGGTGCTGGATCAGCATTCGCCCCAGCTGGCTTGCGCTATATGGCTGCGGCAGCCAATGTTATTACCGCTACTGCGACCGTTTCTGTTCAGGGTGTGCGCAATGACCTCAGCAAGCTTCGGCTGGGTCTGTCTCGCAATAACGTTCCCATGACTCGTTGCGGTTATATCATCAACCCAACTCTGAAAGAATTTCTGGAGCAGCTCCAGACCTCGACAGGAGCGCTGGCGTTTCCTGAAATTTCTCAGGGGCGGATCGGCTCTTATCCCTTCACGGAAACCACGTCTGTTCCGGACAATCTGGGTGATGCTGGCAATCAGTCTGAGATCTACTTTGCAGATTTCAGTCAAATCATGATTGGTGATGCCATGCAGACCACACTCGCAGTCAGCACTGAAGCTTCTTATGTCGATAATGAAGGCAAGACACGTTCGGCATTCCAGAACGATGAAACGCTGGTTCGTGTGATCGAGCAGGTTGATATCGGAGCGCGTTATGACCTGGCGATCTCTGTTCTGACAGGCGCTGCCTGGTTCCCTGGCGCAGTGGTGGGGCAGTGACCATGAAAAGAGTCACTTTCACGGATAGCTGTGGTGGCATTGGTTCCGTTTATAATCGTGGAGATGTCGCGGTTTTTCCTGATGCAATTGCTGACGCGATTGTGGCCAGCAAGAAGGGCACAGCAGTGCCAATTGCAGCCAAAGCAGCGGCACCGCCTGAGGAAAATGGTGATGAACAGACAGAGTCTTCTGATCCGGCAACATCCTGACGGCCTCCTCCATGGAGGCCGTTTCTGTTTGGTGGCAGCATGACAGTAGCAATCATTACGGAAGCAGAAAGCGAAGAGCTTGTATCCCTGCAGAGCGTGAAAAGCGCTCTCAGGATCGAGGGAGATGGACAGGACGGGAATCTGGAAACGCTGATTGCTCAGGTTTCTTCTGATTTCGTGGAGCATCTTGGACGCCCTCTGGCATTGCAGGTCTACCGGGAGCGTCAGGAATTCTATGGACATTGCCCTGGCATCAATCTGTCCAGAGGTCCGCTCTGCGCCATTCAGTCTATGCAGATTGATGGAACTCCATGGGGAGATCCTTTGGATGAGTGTGATGTGGACAGGAGGCATGCGCGAGTGGTCAGCACAGCATTTCTTCCTCCAAATTCAATGCGATCATCAGGGCGGCATGTGGTCGAGGTGGTCTATGCCGCTGGTTATCTTTTGCCTGGGGCTGTGGCACCAGAAGTTTCAGGCTCGCTTCTGCCTATGGTGGTCCGGCCATTACCGCCGGGCATTTCCGGAGCCTGCATCAATACGATCCAGATGCTGCTTTCTGCCCAGGGGCGGGATCCTCTACTGAAGACAGAAAGTGTTGAGGGAGTGGGTTCTGCCAGCTGGCGCGGGCTTGATGCAATCTCGGGGGCATTGTCTCCGGATGCTGTTGCAGCGTTGTCTACGTTGCATCTTGCGGCAGATTGGATGGCATAATGGGGCAGATAACAACATCACGTCGCCGTCTGCTCCATGGAACAGGCCGGCTGATGACGCTGGCTCATCCTCAGGGTGACACGGTCAATGTCATGGGCTTTGCACCACCACCCCAGTCGGCGCAGTTGAAGGATGGCGTCGAGAAAGCGCCTTTTGTCTGTCAGATCACAGCTGATGAGACATCTGCTGCAGGCTTTACGCCACGGGCGGGAGACTGGCTGACGGATGGCGGCAAGAAATGGACGCTGACAGATGCTGAGCCTGTTTATGACGGTCCGGCAGTCTGTGGCTGGACCCTGATTGCGGCAGGAGGTCGCTGATGATTTCGAACGCAGTCTGGGATGATGCTTTTGCCAGGGCGAAGAGGGTTGCGGATGGGGCAGGTCTGCCGCTTCTGGATCCATTGCTGACTTATGGCGATGACAGTCCGGATCGTTACTGGACCCTGCCTCTGGCAGATGCATCCTCTGACCGAATGGGATTTGGCGAGGTCCAGAATGAGGAGGAAGGCAGTGTCGAGCTGTCCCTTTTCATCCGGAAGGGATCGACAGCAACGCCGGACATGCTGATGTTGTGCGGTGCGATGAGTGCAGCATTCCGGAAGGCGGGTGAACATGCCTGGCCATCGGGGCTCTCTTATCGCGGACAGCATCTGAGTGCGCCAACGCTTGATGAAGTCGGGAACTGGTATGTCGTGTTCCTGACTGTTGCCTACAGCTACCAGACGCGGATCCTTCAGGAGAGCTGAGATCCGGGCCAGAACTGTTTCACAAGCCGCCTGATGGGCGGCTTTTTTTATGAGGTCAGCATGAACTTCTCAGGCGCGACAGCGGGGTTTGCGGCAGGTGCGCAGGCCAATGACTCACTGCTCGATTATACGATGGAAGCAGAATACGGCGTTACACCGACCGGCGCGGTCTTCATGCCGCTGCGGATCACCAGTGAAACTCTGAAACTGGCGCATTCCACCAGCCGTCCGGATGAAATCAACGCCAATGGTGTCGTCTCGGATGCAGTCCTGACACAGGTGCAGGTCTCTGGCGATATCAGTGGCTATCTGTCGGCGGTGACTTTCGACAATATTTTCACGGCGGTCATGACCTGTGAATACAGTTCAGATGTGGCCTTCACGAATGCCGCTGTCCGGAAGAGTTTTACGATCCGGAAAAAGATAGGCGGGAATTTCCATCATTATACGGGCTGTATCGTCAGCCAGCTCCAGATCCAGATGTCGGATGGAGGTCAGCCTCCTTCCTTCAGTTTCACTGTCCTGAGCCGTGGTGAAACGCTGAATACCGCCGATATCGCGAAGTCGGTTGCCGCCGTCACGACCACGAAGGTCATGAATACGATCGGCAACTTCAAAGGGCTGACGATCTTCGGGAATACGCCGGCAGGATGCGTGACTGCGGCTTCGATTACCCTATCCCGTGATGGTGCCGCGAATGAATATGGTTTCGGACATGCGGACTCATGCGGAGCCCAGTTCGGATCGTTCATGGCAGCGGGGTCCGTCACGTTCTACTTCAAGTCATCGGATGAATATCAGGCCGCACTGAATGAAACGTCGGGTCCCATTACCCTCACAATTCAGGATGATGATGGTTATGGATACACCTTCACCTTCCTGAACGCGAAGCTGCGCAATCCGAATGTGAATGTTTCCGGGAAGAACAAGACCATCACTGCGACATTCGACATCGAAGCGAACAGCACATCCGATCTCAAGATGTTTTCGGTTCTTCCGCTCCAGCCATCAGCCACTCCGAAATCCCTGTCGGTTGGCGGCAACGGTGTAACAGTCAATGGTAAGCAGGTGACAGCATGACGGATATCACAGATGCCCCATCCGGAACGCCCGTTCCGGGGGATGCCATTCCATTTGTGCGGACAGTCAATGGAGTTGACCAGCTTCTGAAATTCGACGGTCTGTATATTGATAAATCCGGGATTTTGCGTGTTAAAAATGCCGAGGGATTTGCAGCAACGAATGTCACAGGCAACTACATCATAGCGCAGGATGATGCTGCCTCAATTCTGATTTCTGCGGATGATTCCGATATTACCTACACGGTTCCAAACCTTTTGCCTGGATCAAGGGTCACGATCATTCAGGGTGGGGCTGGAAAGATTACGTTCAGTGCAGGGGAAGGGATTACATTACACAGTGGGACAGGAGCTTCGGGCTTTACTGTGCAACAGTGGAGTCCTTGTGAACTTCTGTGGCTGGGTAACGGCAATGTTCTCATGACTGGAGCATTGGCATGAGTGTCAGTTTCGGGATTATGGCAGAAAGTCCCAGATGTGTACGCACAACGCCTGGGACATATTTCGATAAAACAGGAGTGATGAGAACTGCGCGCGCGCAGTTCCTGAGACCTGAATATGTATATCGGAATGGAGTGTGGATACAGGATGGATGGTTGCGAGAAAAGGAGGGAGTGAACTGCTTTGGCGGTGTAAATGCAGGGGATGCAACATATAATACCGGAGGATTTTCTATCGGTAATTTTGTGTGCCCGGATGGTAAAGGTCGCAATGTAAAAGCAACATATCCGGGAAATTCAACTGCAGGATTTGGATATTTCGGCTATCTTACAACACCATCATTATTTGCCTCTGTGTGTGTCTCACTATTTGTATACTCAAAGGGTGCTTCGTCAGAAGAATTAACATTGACTACAAAAGTCAGTGCAGATCCGAACGTATCATCGGCAACAGGTCAGAATTTCAATCCCTATACGGGCAGCCTTAATGGGTTGTGGGCGAGTGCAAATAGCGTGATCTGTGATCCTGTCGGAGATACGGGGTGGGTCAGGGTCAGCCTGATATGGAAAAATAATCTAGGTAAGTTTGTGTCAGGGCCTTTTGGAATACAGCTAGCTAATAGCAATAATAAAAATGTGGCCATGGCTATGTGGGGTCTGCAGATTGAGTTTGATGTCACACAAGCTTCATCACTGATCATTTCCAGTGGGTCTGCGACCATACGCACACAAGATTGAGAGACGTCACATGACCTCATATAACGAATATAAAGTCAAAGGCACGCCAGACGATATTTCATCTTTCGTCAGCACATCAAAAACAGCTGGGGCAGATATTACGCCGGTCAGGACTCTTGACGGGGTAAGCTATGTGTTTGTGCGTTGCACGCAAGCTCTTTCTCCTTCGACGAACCTGTCTTTGACCGGGCCGGAGCTTTCGGATGCCCTGGTCGGTGTTTTTTATGATGCTCCGGATGTGGCTGCAGCTGGTGATACAGCGATTGGCGAGCCAGAGGGCTCATCCCCTGGATGAAAGGCGCATAGTCTTTCATCTCTGATCACATCCTCACTTCAATTTCTCCCGGCTTTGCCCGGGATTTTTTTTGGGACAAATACAATGGTCGCTCTTTCAAAATTCCGCATTGACAGTGCCGCAGTTGCTTCCGGTTCATGGGTCATGGTCGATGGCTATCGGGGCTTGCGTATCAAATCACGTGGTTTCACGGATGAGTTTGTTGATGCCCGGACCCGTCGTCTGGCGATCGCCTGCAAGGAAAATCGCTGTCAGCTGGATGAATTGCCGAACGCTGCACGGCGTCAGGTGAATGCCGGTTTGACGGCAGATTTTCTGATCCTTGATGTCGATGGCCTGTTTCATGACGATGATGAAAAGCAGCCGGTGACAGTGGATGAGTTCAAGGCAATGCTGGCCGATCCGGACTGGAACTATCTTCAGCGTGCCGTATGGGATGCTGCCGGGCAGGTCTCGAAGGATGCCGAGGGGCAGAGTGCGGACGCTGTGGGAAACTGACTGAGGCGCTGCAATGGCATCTCGATTATGGGCATCTTGGCGTGCGTTCCCTGCTCGTGATCGAGGAAGACAATCCGCGCATTGAGGTTCAGCCTGAATATGCGTGGATCTGGCGTGCCTGGCAGCGTCTTTCCGCGGATCGGCCTCTGGCCGTTCATGGGGCCATGATGCCGATGGGTGGCGGCATCATCCGCAGCATCGAGCGCCGTATTCCATGGACGGTCGTGATGAAATGGGCCGCGTGGCATGAGCTTGACCGGGCGGAGACGGGTCTTCTCGATCTCTGCATCTGCGCGCTCGATGCGATCTACATCGCCCGGACCAATGATGGAGAGCAGAATGGCCAGCAGGGCAGCGCTTAAACGGCAGGTCGATGTGCTTGTCACGAAGCAGATGTCGTCAGTGCAGGTGCGTCATGCCGTTGGCAACGCCATCCGTAAAATTCGTGATGAAGCCATCAGCAGCGGGCAGCTTCACGGAAACTACAGCACCGTTGTTGATGGGCGTATGGGTGCGGATGAGGACACGATCCGTCTTGATGGCGGATATGTCACCTATATCTTCAGCGTTATTGCCCAGGCGACAAATTATGCCCTGAGTGAATGCCGGAAGCGTTCTCCCGTGCGATCGGGGTCGTTCCGCAAGTCATGGGCCATTCTGGTGGATGGTGCGGCGTGGGATGGTCATGCTGCATCCATCCAGTCCGGTGCTCAGGTCATGATCGTCAATACGATGCCCTATGCCCGCAAGATCGAAACGGCGGGGCAGCGTGTGAAGGTTCCTCCGAAGATCGTGGAGGATATCCGGCAGGTTGTGCAGCGAAAATATAGAGGCCGGGTCAGGGCTGAAAAGCAGTTCGTCACGCTTCAGGGTGGTCGTGATGCCCGAGGTGGGGCGCTGCCTTATGTGCTGAAGAAAGGCTCCATCGCATCCGGTCTGTCATGGAGGAAGAAGGCAGGCTGGGAACGAAAGCACATGCCTTACGCCAGCGGAAGACAGGACCGGCAGGCAGGAACAGAGATGACCTACCCGGCGCTCATCCTGCGTGAAGAGACATAGGAAAAACGGGCATTACCTGCTCATGGAGTAACAATGGTCAGCTTGAATGCATTGCGTGATCCTGATGCTGAGATCATCGTCACGTCACGAGTGGATGACCAGACCGCGTCTGGTGTGGAAACGGCCTCCCATAACCTTGATGCCCTGACCGAAAAGGCTGAAGCCACGGAAGCGGCTCTGTCCGGCGTTGGCGCTGCGACGAAAGCTGCAGGAAAGGGGATTGCGGAAGGTGCTGACCAGATCAGTGTAGGTCTGACGCAGTCCGTCATGAAGGCAAAGATTGAACTCGATACCATCAGGAAAACCCTTTCAGGCCTGAAGGCTGAACAGAAGGCCCTGAACAGCGCCCTTGATGTTGCTCCGTCCATCGGGGTGGATACAGGTGAGATGACGACGCGTCTGGGTGAAGTGCAGTCAGAGATCGAGAAGGTCTCTGTCGCTGTCGAGAAGGCGCGGACGAAGCTGGATGCTGCGAAAATCTCGATGGATGCCTATGACGGATCTCTGGGTGAGGGCAGCGTCATGGCCCGCATGCTGCGTGATCAGGTGCTCAATGCGACTGATGCGGCGATCGATATGGGCAAGGGCATCAAGGCTGGCCCTGATAGCTCGCTGACGAATTTCCTGCGCACGGCGCGTTCTGTCGGTGATGAGGTGTCACGGCTGTCCCTGCGTCTGGAAACCGCACAGGACCGTCTTTCACAATTGCAGGCGACTGCGCCGACACTGGTCTCCAAAGGCTCCCTGTCCCAGGGGGATGCTGATGCCACTATTGCTGCGGCGAAAGCCAGTGTTGCCTCGCTGGAGAATGAAATAAGTGTGGCACGTCAGGCGCGGGCGGCTGTGGATGACCTGACGGCTGCGCATGCGTCCAATGCGGCTGAAACAAAGAAGGTCAAGATCCAGTATGACCAGCTGATCCTGCAGGGGCATCAGTTCCTGGACATGGTTGTCGCCGGCGGCAATCCGCTCAAGGCGGCATTCTATGAACTGCCGACAATGGCCTATGCCATGGGTGGATTTGGCAATGCCATGAAAACCGTTACGGGCCTGATGACAGGACCGGCAGGTCTTGGGGTTGCCGCGGTTGCGGGTGGGGCCGCGCTGACCGGTATGGCCATGCATGCGGAATCCAGCGCTTCAAAGCTGCTGAAACTGGCACAGCAGATGCGGGCAACCCGTGCAGATGCACAGACCATGGCGGCCGATATCGCTATTGTCTCCCGTCAGATCAAGCTTGAACTACCGGACCTGTCCATCGACCAGTCCAGCCATGTGGCCTCAGTCATTGGCAGCACGTATAATTTCTCGGGTGGGACAAATGATATTGCGGCTCTGGCGCATATCGCTCAGGACGCCGGAACGGTGTTCGGATCTCTGGAGAATGGCCTGAAGGCTGTCCACGCGGCTATGGCGGATCCGGTCGCGGAAATTGAGGAGCTTTATAAAACCCATCTGCCAGGCGTGAATAGCGCGCTTGTTGACCAGGTTCGGCATCTGAAGGATGCGGGCGATTATGGAGATGCCTATGCCCTGACAATCAGGGCGATTGAGACGGCAACGAAGGACGCCCATGATCATGCGTTGATGCCGTTTCAGAAGCAGATGGCTGACCTGAAGAGTTTCACGGATCCCACGATTGAGAGTCTGGAGAAGCTGTCCGAGGGAATAGGGACGAAGCTTCTGAGTAAGATCAACGATTTTCTCGCTCTTGTGGATCAGACTGCGCATGCGCAGTGGGCTTTTGGGACTTCAACGGCCTCATCTTCCAATGGCCTGACGGGCAATACCGTCCTGGACAATTACTCTGGTGGAAATCACCATTACGGTCTCGGGCAGGTCGATCCACGTTATAGCTACGGCTATGACATCATGACAGCACAAGGCAATATTGCTGCGTCCATGACGAATTTCATGGAGCAGCTGAAGCGCGCGGATGGCAAATGGGATAATACGCTTGCGCTGTATTCCGGGAATAAAATCGGGAGTGCGGGTGCGAGAAATTACGCATCAGCGGTCTATGGGTATGATATCAGCAAGCTTCCATCGGATACTTCAGCACTCATAGATGCTACGGCAGTTCTCCAGGGACTCCCTGAGCGTGTGCTGAATCTTTACAAGCAGCTCGTCGGTCATGAGAGTGGTGGGCATCAGTATTCGGACTGGTCATCAGCACCGAAAACCGATGCCGGGCATGCCACATCCGCCGCTGTCATCGATAACGCAGCGTCATTGAAATATGCGGCACCAGCGATCAGCGGTTCCAGCATTTCCGAACAGAGACATGCTCTTGCGGATTCCATGTCTGCCATTCAGAAATATATGGGCACGCTCCAGACGGGATCTGCTGAATGGAACAAATATAACGAAGCGTTGGGCCATACGCGGGCAGAGTTTGTGGCGCTGCGTGATCCTGTCGAGCAGTTTGCCTATGATCAGGATAAAGCAGCGAAGGCCTCTGCCGGTCTGACAGCCTATCAGCGTGACATGATCTCAATTGCGCAACAGGTCGATCAGGCACAGATGAGTCTGAACGGCACACATGCGTCGTCTGCCCAGATCCTGCAGGCTCAGGCCGTGGAGCAGGGGCGTCTGACCTCGGAATGGGAAAGCAGCTTTGCTGCGGCAGGCCGTGCGGCTGATGGGCAGGAGGCGATCAATGCCGCCTATGCCCAGTCATCTTCAGCGCTTGATCATGCCACGAATTATCAGAAGGCCTATGAGCAGGCGCTGGCAGATTTTGCGCCGGGGACCAAGGAATTTCAGGATGAGCTCGACAGGATGACGGCCAAGCTCGATGCCAGCACCCTTGCGATGAAAAACCAGAACCTGATTGCGCAGACCTGGTCAAATCGGGATCAGGTCTCTGTTCTTCAGGCAGAAACGGCATCGCTCGGCATGAATGAGGATGCCCGTGCCCGGATGATCTCCCGGATGCAGGAAGAGCAGGACCTGACGCGGCAGGGTATTCCGCTCACATCGAAGGAGGCGCAGGCCTATCTTGAAAGTAGTGATGCGGCTCTGGAAGCAAGTCAGGCCTATCAGCATGCCAGCCAGACCATGGAAACCCTGACGGGCTCCATTGAAAACATGACCAGCCAGCTGTCTGACGGGATCGTGCAGGGTTTCCTGCAGGGCACATCGTCAGGAATGTCGTTCAAATCCACCCTGCAGGGCATTGAAACGCAGATTGGCTCGCTGGTCGTGAAGCTGGGTCTGATCAATCCGTTGCTGAATGAGATTGATGGTGGAACACGCAGCACATTGGGCAAGATCACCAACCTGCTCAGTGGAAGCCCCTCTGCCAATGGTGGTTCTTCTGGAGGATATGACTGGGGTGACACCGGATCCATGACGGATTTTGGTGGGGGATCATCCTCGCAGGTTTCTGATTCTTATGACTGGGGCGATACTGGTTCCATGACGAATTTCAGTGGTCCCAGCACTTCGCTGAGCCCTGGCGAGTTTCTCAATTTCAAGAACTCGGCTGCCAATTCCGGGGCTCAGTCTTCGTTTCTTGGGTCGATCATGAACACGAAAACCATAGGTGGGACATCCATTGGTGGCATGCTCGCGGGAGTTGGCTCCGGCATGGCGACGGGCAGTCTTGTCACGAGTGCAATGGGCGGAGGAAAATATGGAGAAATCGGGAGTGGCGCCGGTAGCGTGGTTGGAACTCTCGGAGGTTCCTTTTTCGGTCCTTTGGGCGCTCAGATCGGTGGAACGGTTCTCGGCGCAATTGGCGGATTGATCGGATCTCTGTTTCAGAAATCCCATTATGCCTATGATGATTTCAGCGGCGTCAATGGCTCCCTTGCGATCACGGCATCCCGCGTGAAACGCTCGGATGATGATGTCACCGGTTCATTGCAGGACGCGCTCGATCAGCTCAATGCGGAATATGGTTATGCCGGCATCACGGTTGCTGACGGCTATACGGGCAGCGTCGGGCATTACAGGAAAGGAAAGAAAACCAACGATCGGGATCTTTCGGCCAATCTTGGGGATATTCCTCTGGTTTCCTCGGATCCGAACATGCAGATGGCCTTGGACCAGCTCATGCCGAAAACCTTCGACAGTGCTGACACCTATGTCCAGTCGATCCAGTCCCTTGATGAGCTGGTCAAAGGGCTGGACAGCATGAATGCAGTGGTGGGGAAGTTTACGGATTCCTCCCATCTCATGGTGGATCACTTCACGGGCTATACCGGCGATATGGCAAAGGCCGTGGAAACACTTGATGGCAAGACCATGAGTGTTTCCGATCTGGAGTCCAAATTCCAGGCGATCCAGACCTTTGTCGGTGACACCATGCCGTCGCTGCTCAATGTCACGTCGGCCGGGTCCGAAAGTCTGATGCAACAGGTCGCGGATCTGCAGCAGAAATATCAGGATGCGGCTGATACGGCGGCCAGCTATGGTCTGGATGCGCAGAAGCTGCTCGACACGGGCTCTGCCATTGCTGCGCAGATGATCGCCAGCCAGAAGGCCACATTGTCCTGGAATGACCAGTCGGTGCAGGCGCGGTATCTGTCAGCCAGCGGGAATCAGGAAGGGGCGGATCTGCTCAATTTCGATGTTTCTGCCGGCCAGCAGGAACAGCAGCTGCGCGACAGCTGGCAGGGTTTCCTTGGAGATACCTATGCCAGCAGTGCCGATTTCCAGTCACAGATGCTGGATCTGGAGAAAACGCTGGGTGCTGAACGTCTGAAGATCCAGAAGCAGTATGATGATCAGGCTGTGGAGGATGCGGCGGAAGCTGCCCAGGCGAGAGCCAGTGCATGGTCTTCGATCACGGATATGCAGACCAGCTGGCGGGCTTCTGACATGTCGGCCAATGGAGATGATGCCGGGGCCGCTCTGCTGAATTTCGATGCATCTGCCACCCAGCAACGAGCGCAGTTTCAGACGCTGGCCGATGCATACTGGGGCGATCAGTATGTAACGCAGCTTCAGTATCAGCAGATGGTCATCGATCTGGATAAATCACTGGCTGATCAGCGCATCCAGATTCAGAACCAGTATCAGCAGCAGGCCCTGCAGGATCAGAAGCAATATGAGGATCAGGCGAACAGTTCTGTTGCATCTGTCTTCAGCAGTCTGACGGATTACGCGAGTAACCTGCTGCTCTCGGATGCTTCGCCGCTATCGGTGCAGGATCAGTATAAGCTGGCCAATGACAATCTGCAGTCGGATTACGCTCTGGCTCTCGGCGGTGACTATGACGCGCTGGGGCGTATCCAGGCAGACATGCAGAGCTGGCTGACGGACTCCAAAGCATGGAACGGCTCGGGCACAGGATATTCCGATGATATGTCTCAGGGGCTGAAAATGCTCCAGAGCCTGTCAAATCTCGGCTCTGACAAATACACAGCCTCGCTTGCAAAAACGCTTTCCAAACAAAGCACGGATGCAACACTGGCTGTGAAACAGGCGGTCGAGAACATGCAGAAGGCCGTCACTGAAGAGCTGCGGCAGTTCAGCCGTAATGTTATTGTGAAAGGGAAAACTGCATGAGTGTGTTCAGGGTTGTCGCGTTCGATCTGGCAAGTATGTCAGACGGCACGGCGGCACTGACACTGGGGCACGGCACACGTGCCCATGGCAGTCTGCGGCGGCAGGCATGGTCTCCGGATGTCACGCAGACCGTTTCCTTCTCCGATCGGGGATATGTCTCTGACAGTCATGAGCCATTCCCGCCTTATGTCACGGATGGCTTCAATCTGGATCGTGGGCTGTCCCTGACGGCGGATGCCATGGGCGGCTCTCATTCTGCCGGGAGTATCACGCTGGCCAATCCCGGCGCCGTGCTGGATGGGCTGATCCTGTCCCGGATCAATGATCATCTGCCTGTCAGGATCTCGACCGGAAAGAAGATCTTCGATCCGGTGCGGGGCATTGAAACGGATCCGCCGCTTTCGGATCTGCGGCCTGTCTTCCATGGGCTGGGGCGCATCTGGAAGCCCGATCTCCAGTCCGTGTCCGTGGATCTTCTCGATGCCACCTACTGGCTGGACAGCACGGTGAATGTGCCGATCTATGGTGGATCCGGGAAGCTGGATGGTGACAGCAATGTCACCGGCAAGCAGCAGCCGATGATGCGGGGCACGGTCTGCAATGTGACGCCGGTGCTGATCGACAGCACGAACTATGTCTACCAGATCTCGGATGGCCCGGCCTCGGTCACGGCGCTGTATGAGGGTGGTTATGCAGGCGGCATCGTCAGTCAGGGCACGGTGGAAGATATCTATGCCGCGTCACCGGCTGCCGGGCATTACACGGTGCAGACCGGCACGACGGGAACATGGCTCCGGCTGGGCACAAAGCCGGTTTACGGAATCACGCTGGATGGGGTGGGGCAGTTCCGCTCGGGGAAAGCGCCATCCTCCGTGCTCGATCTCCTGCGGCAGATGCTTCTGGAAGATCTGGTCATGCCTGAGGCTTACCTCGATCCCGCGTGGCCTGAGGCATTCCCTGACATGTCCTGGCAGGGTGGGTGGTTCTGGGATGGTTCGGGCAGTCAGACAGGCAGCGCGATTGTCACGACGATGCTGTCGGGGCTGGGGATTTCCCTTGTTCCGACGCGGACTGGAACGCTGAAGCCTGTCGCCCTGGTGGCGCCGACTGTTACCAGTGAGGTGGTGGCCGAGATTACGGCGGAGGTCATCACCTCGATCAAGGCGACGGATCTCGATGCTTCGCTGTCACCGCCGACATGGCGATGGCGTATCGGGTGGCAGCATAATTTCACGGTGCAGACCACGGGCTCCAATCTTCATCCGCAGGCTTCGACCGATCGGCAGGCGCTGATCGCCCAGCAGGACCGGACGGCGGTCTGGTATTCCTCCGAGGTGAAATCGTCCTGGCGTGTTCCGAACGATCCGGATGCCATCAGCACCGTTCTGTCGCGGCAGGCCGATGCGCTGGAGGTGGCGAACCGTCACGGGGCGCTATGGGGGAAGGCACGGCGTCTGTGGGTGGTGTCGGTTCCCGAGGACATTGCCTGGGGCATTGATCTCGGTGCCTGGGTGGGACTGACCGCGCCGGCAGTGGGATTGCGGGACCGTGTGGTCGGCATCGTTATTTACGAAGAGATCAGGGCAACCGAACAGGTTGTGACTTTGCAGATACTGGTTTGAACAATGCAGAATTGTGGGTTTGGCTGGCAGAACCACGTCATGGACGGGGCGCTGACGGCTAGAAATTTTACGGTTGCATCATTGCCGGTCACCAATCTGCGGATCCCTCAGGGGGCGGCCAGTCTGGGATATCGGACGCTGATCAAAGACAGTGGCGACAGTGCCATTTTTACAATCACCATGCAGGCTCCGGTGCTCTGGCGGGTGTTCAGTCTTCACCGCACGAACCTGACGCCCGAGGCGCGATGGCAGATTGATGTCAGCACGGACGGGGCAGCCGTTACCAGCTGGTCCGGGGACTGCAATGTCAGCCTGGGACAGTGCGTGCATGTCCTGGACAGTGACGTCATGGGAGCATCCGCGACGATCACGGTATGGGACCAGCCAGGGAACTGGATTGATATTCCACTGGCCTATGCGGGGCCGCTCTGGCAGCCAGCGCGAAATCACAGCACGAAGAGCACACGTGACCAGGTGCCGGGGCAGGATGTGGCGACATCCCTTGGCGGGCAGGAATTCGTCAATGCCCGCTGGCAGCAACGCAAGGTGACGGTGGAGCATGATTCACTCGGTGACGCGGATGTTGCTGTCATTGACCGGATCATCGCCAGCGCAGCGGCAGACAGCAATATTCTGTTTATCCCGGATCCTGCAGCTGATGCTGCGGCGCTCTCTGCTGCGGCCATTTACGGGCGGATGTCGGCCGGGGAGTTATCCAATCCCTATGGGCCGGCTGATCGCCACAATCAGAGTTTTACATTTACGGAGCGACTGTGATGGCGGCAGGTCTGGCGGATTACGTCCTGGAGACGGCAACCAATCCGGGCACAGGGTCATTCACGCTGAATGGTGCGGAGACAGGGCGCAGGCCTTTCTCGGCGGCGTTCAAAACGGGTGACAGCGTGTTCTATTTTGCATCGGACGGGACGCAGGCGGAGTGGGGGATTGGCACCTTTACGTCAGGATCACCCAATATGCTGGCGCGCTCAACTGTGGCGGGCAATACGGCGGGCACGAAAAGCGCTCTGAATTTCACGGGAAAGACAGAGGTCTATAATGAAATCCCGGCCATCTACATGCTGTTGCGTGAGGCGGATCTGAGTGTTCTGGTTCCCGCCATATCAGACTGGAAGAAGCGCCAGGCGCTTGGAGCGCTCGATGCCGATGGCAGGTATCTGCAGCTTGGTGGTGGGGCCATTGCTTTTCTGAATTCTGATGGTGACATCAAGATCAAGACGGGCAAGTGGTTGTATGCAGATACCCTGAAGGACAATGGAGCGGGCGCAATTACGATCGAGTCCCCACTCGTAGGGTTGTCCAATGCTGCGTTTAAAGACAGTGTCCGATCTTCCGGGGGTGTAGGTTGGTCTGGTGGAACCACAACAGGGACATATCGCTGGGGTGCTCCGTTCTTCATTGGTCCTGTCGGCAGCACGGACTATGCAACCGGCAAGTTCCTCGTGGGGATGCAGTTCGGGGATATTATCGGAAACCAGAACCATAATCAGTCCGGTCTGTGCCTGTTTCTGTATGCCGCAGATGGATCACGCACGAATTACTATTTCAGTAATTCCGGTCAGATCATGGCTGACAAGGTCGGAGAATACGCACCCAAGAATTGGGTGTCTGGAGCGTATCTGCCGCTGACAGGCGGGGATATAGGATATCTGAATGTCAACAATGGTGATGTCCGAGTAAACAACGGGCGTGGAATTTACAGCCAGTATCATATTGCTACAGATCCTTCCTCCGGGAAATATGCTGTGCTGTATCTCGATTCCTCTGACAATATGACATGGGATTTAGATAATAAGGACGGTTCAAATATAAACTGGTTGCGGCTTTACGCTGACGGGCATCTGCAGACGGGTGCGGGGCGTATTGCATCGGAGAATTGGGTCAACGGCCTCAAGCTTGTCAATTCTGCGGTTGGAAGCTCGGATTATCAGGTTTCCATGATGGGCGTGCAGGCATCCAGTGGTTATCTCTGGGTGAAGACAGGGAATGACTATCGGTTTTTCCTTCCCGCTGACCAGATACAATCGAGCTACGTCAACGCTGCAACTTATAATGCTGATTTTGGCACCAGCGACCAGCAGATCATCAATCTTCCCTACAATCATAAAATCCAGAAATTCAAATGGGCTGGAGGTTCTGCAACGGTCACATTCCCGCAGGCATTTGGGGGTGGAAATGGGGATGTCGTCTGCCTGATTTATCCCAACATGAACAACGCAATGGATGTGCCGGGTGTTTATAATATTACGACCACGGGATTCCAGTATCACGGCACGCAAGCCCTTGAAGTGATAGCTATAGGACCGAAATAAAATGACAGAAAACAGCGACGATAAGGAACGAATCAAACAGGCTTATCCATCTCGTTATTATGCACTGTATGATAAAGAAGCTTCAGAGCCAGCCCAGATCAAAGGGTGGTATGATGTTTGGGTGCTGAATGACCTGAGCAGTGTCCCAAAAGCAGAGGATATGCTCCCTATCACTGCAGCGGATATGCCTCAGTCTGGTCAGCCTGTAACGCCGAAAGCGGTCCTGAATGGCATGATCGTTTCTTATACAGAGGCGTTACCGTTGCCTTCTCAGGCTGAGGTGGAGTGGAAATGGATTCAGGGCGAGGCTTCTTTAGTCGCTGCGATGGGGCAGGTTTTCACGGAGGATATGAAAAAATACGTGAAATCTGTTCAGGCTATTATTGCAGGGACAGATACAACCAGCACGTCGCTGCCCATGCGGCCGACCGATATTGCCGCATAGGAGCATCATCATGAATGATCCCACTCAAGCCTGGTGGGGAAGGGCGCTGATCGCTCTGGGTGGACTTCTGTTCACGGTCCGCTGGCTGATAAAATTTGGAGAGCAGAACGCCTATCTCACGATTCAGACGCAGGCGCAGGAGATCATCCGGCTGCGGGACAGTGTTGAAAAGCTCACCAGTAAAATCGAGGCGCTTTGCGATGAGATGAGCAGCGTCCGTGAAGAAAACGCCCGGCTCCGCATGGAGCGTCTGTCTGCCTGAGTCTTCTGGTGTGCAGATCCTCGTATCCGGTCAGGCTGCGTGACTGCGGTTCAGTTTTTCCCATGCAGCTTCTGCCAGAAATTTGGAGCGGTTTTTGCTGACAGAAGAAATGGCGGATAACAGGCTTTCTTCAAGCGTGACACTTACGCGAACCGCTCTGGATGGCAGGCGGGCATTCACAATAAATGCAACACCATCAGCAAAGTCAGGCTGCATCATCACGTTGTCGAGTGATGATGGTGACGGAATTTTCTCACCGTCTTCCACCATGCCTTCAATGTGAAATTCCAGAGCTTCCTGAGCCAGAATCCGCGCTTCTTCCAGTGTCTTGCCGGTTGTAATGCAGCCGGGAAAGTCAGGGAAGCTGACGCCAAAATCGCTTTTGGGGTCTTTGTGAATAATCGCAATATAGTTAGTCATCTCAGTTTTATCCCTGCCTGTTTTTCTATGCTCTTGAGAGTTCCTAAGGGTATTTCCGATTTAGGATGGGGCACTGTTACCCGTCCCGGTTTGGTGGACTGTTTGAACTGCTGATGGCTGCCTTTGACTGAGACCAAGAACCGCAACGTATTGTGCATATAAAAATATGCATAGCTTTCGTTCGAACTGACAGGGGCATCCATCGCGGGTGCCCCTTTTTTTATGGGGAAATCATGAGCCTCGATCTCTCACAATTCAAATCGCTGATCGTCAGGCCAGTGATTCACAGCCTGCCTTTGCCTGGTGATTCCGTAGCGCGGATCGAACTGACCGCCGGGATCATGCTGAAAGAGTCCGGCCTGATCTGGCTGAAGCAGCTTGGCGGCGGTCCTGCAGAAGGCCTGGGCCAGATGGAGCCGGTCACGCATGACGATCTGTGGCAGACCTTTCTGCCCTATCGTCCGGATCTCCGCGCTGCTGTGATGCAGTGGCTGCCGCAGAAATATGCGCAGGTGCCGATCCCGGATGCAGCAGCCCTGATCGGTTGCGCTTACTACGCGGCCGCGATGACGGCGGCGCGTTTCTACCGTTCGCCTGTTGCTCTGCCAGCTGCGGGCGATGCCCGTGCCCAGTGTGCGGCATGGAAGGCCGGATACAACACGGCCGGCGGCAAGGGTCGCATCGATGCGGCCACAATCTCTATTTTCCAGAAAGCGATCAACGCATGATCGACCCAACATCCATGGTAGCGTGGCTCTCCACATTCCTGCCGGATAATTATGTGGCGCTGGTTGTCGCCGCAATTTCCATCTCTGTCACACTTTGTGCCGTTATCACGCGGTTCTGGAAACCACCTGCAACGGGATCTCGTTGGGTGCCGGTTTACAAGATGGTGACCGCCATCGCGCAGGCGCGTGGCTGGGGCAGCAATGCCTACGTCCCAGGACAGAAGGCGCTGATGATTCCTGTCACGACCGATCGGACGGAAGCTTCCGAGCAGCTTGGTCTTGATCCCGGCACGACGCATCCGAAAACGCGCTGACAGAGACAGATATATCCACTTGCAACACCGCCCATTGAGGCGGTTTTTTTATGAGGATTCCCATGACGATTTCACGTCGCTCCTTTCTGCGGAATACGGCTCTGGCCGGAACTGCCCTTGCCGCTGCCGCCTGCACCGTTACCACATCAGGCAATGTCACAACCGTGACGCTGAATGTCGCCACCATTGAGAAATATGCAAAGGCGGGCGTCTCGGCTGCCACCACGGTTCTCGGCATCGCTGCTGTTGCGTCCGCCCTCGGATCATCTGTTGTCGCCGAGATCGAGGCCGGCGGTGCACTGCTCAACACGGCCCTTGCTGCATTCACGTCTGCGGCGGGGAGTTCGGTGACGATCAGCTATGACGACACCAACTGGAAAACCCGCGTCGACAGCCTTCTGACGGATCTTGATTCTGTTGTCGCAAGCCTGTCCAGCGCATTGACGACGCTGAAAGCCAGTGTCAGCAGCTCTGTTGTCTCGACGGTTTCAACTGCAGTTAACGCTGTTCAGACCGTCCTGAACGCCTTTGAAGCGCTGCTTGGCACTGTGATGCTGAAACGCGGGATTGCCGGGCCGACACAGGCAGAGATCGACAACGCCCTGAAAGTTCTTGGCGTCGCATGAGCGGGCGCAAACTCGGCAAGCTTGCTCCGCGTCATGATGCCCGCACCTTCATGGCGGCGCGGGGATTGTCGTCGGCTCTGCCGGTCATCCCGCCATCGAAAAACTGGATGGCAGGTGCTGAATGGCCGATGTGGGAGAATGATCGTTATGGCTGCTGCACACAGGTCTCTGTTGCATCAGCCATCCGGACATGGACGGGTGCTGCTCAGGGTTCACAGATCATGCTCAGGAATGCGCAGGTTCTGGAGAATTACACTGCGGTGACGTCTCCGCCCTTCGATCCGGCGCAGCCGATGACGGATCGTGGGGCCGTTGAACTTGATGTCCTGAATCGCTGGTGTCGTGACGGACTTGTGATGCCCGGTCAGCCGGGACGCTCCTATCTGACGGGTTTTGGCGCCATCCGTCTGGGTGATTTCCAGTCCGTGCGTAATCATCCGGCGAGAGACGCGGGCGTATTCAGGCGGCGATGGTATTGTGGACCTGCTGGTGGGCTTTCCAGTGCCAGGGCAGGAGTTCATGGAGGCGTGGATTGGGGATGTCATTGA